GACGAGGAAAGCCCGCACGCATACTTACGCTTTGTATTTGACGAGTACGAGGTAGCACCTGGCTATATGGGCAGCGTAGAATTTAAGATTCCTACAGAGGTAGTGGAGGATTTGGTACAGGAAGGATTTTTAAAGTAAGATAATATTATCTTAATAGAAAAAAGAGCAGGGAGATCGATGGAATCCCTCCTCTTTTTTCTGTTGTGAACAGTGGAATTACCCCCTGTATTATCCTGTAAAATGAGCATGAAATTTCCAAAAGACCACCTCTCCCAAAACTCCCTATTCTCCTTTTATTACATGTGCATTTAGAAAATGCCCTGCAAAAGTCTCTGCCTCGACCAAGCATACAAAGGGGCCTATTCTTACCATATATCCTTCTGTAGATGTATCCATCTTATCAAAGCGGTCTAATCCATAAGGCAAGATATAATCCTTTATTAAAGATTCTCCATATGCTCTATCTGTAGCATATGGATATTGGGCGCTTTGTAAGTTTTCCACCGCCTGTTTATAATCCTTACACCCAATCACCTTTTCCCAATTAGGTCTTGCTTGATTTCCTATTTTGCGCCTTGCTATATAATCGTTATGATCTAGGATAGACTGCTCCCAGCTGTCGTAAGCTCTCCATTCTGTATTTTTATCTACCCGATAACTACCGTCTGGATTTTGTTCTATGGCGTCTTTTACATAGGTTTTTCCCTTCCATCCATTTTTCTTGATTCCAAAAAGAGCCTTCGCCTTTATGGCAAGTTCTGAAGTGCCAAATCCTGATTCTTTCATCGCTTGGGCTATCACAAGGGAGGGAATGCATATTTTTCTTTCCTTCCAATCCTTTTCAGCTATGGAGCCAACATATTGTATAAATTCTTCCTTATCCATATTCCCTCCTGACTCCATGGAGTTTTGTGTCGCCGAAAGTCCTGCTGCCCTATTGAGCCCTGCTGCAATACAGGCTGCCACCTGATCTGTATTCTTACCAATGAAGCAGTCTTTTATGTTGGTACAAAAAAAGGTTTCCAGCAAAATAGCTGGCGCCTTTGTCTCATTGAGCATATAGAGATCATCCCTTTTTACTAACCCCTGCTCCCCCATAGGAGTAAACAAAGCTGAGAGGCAGTCTGCAACGGGCCTAGCGTACCTTTTTCCTTTTTCTGTTTTATACAAAACTTCAAATCCATGTACATGGGGATTATCCACAGCATTTAAATGGAGCTCTAGTATCAAATCATAGGGCTTCGCATTGGCCAAAGGGAGCTTATACTCCCTTTCCTCCTTGGATGTTGTAAATACCCCCTCTGGGCACAAGATCGCATCTACCTCATGGCCCCCTCCTATCAAATGATTGACTAAAGGGACAAGGAGGTTTTTGTTATACTCATACTCATTTACACCTCCAAACCTTGTGCCATCTGCCGATGTGGCGGCCCCATTTTTTAGTCTGGCATGTCCCACACTAAGAAATAATTTCACCTTTGCTGTCCCTTCCTTTCCCTTTTTGGCAATTCATAAGTCAATGCCTGTCTGCTATCCGTAAACCCTATGGTCGTGGGATCTGCTAATACTCCTAAAAATCCAAAGGCTGCAAAAACAGCAGAGCTTATGAGGTAAGGATTACCTGCCGTATCCTTAACCATTTGCCAAACTCTCGTCCAAGTAGTCATATCCTCAGGCCTTGCCCCAAAATAAGATAATATAGGGGCAGCTATGACCCCTGACAGCCCCAGCCAAAACTGAGGGCTTCTTGCCCTTACCTTCCAGTTGATTTTATTCATAGGCTCCTCCTTAAAAACTTTGTGCAATCAAGTAAACAATTCCACTTGTAGCTCCAGCGGCAAGCACCCCAAGAATCGTATGAATAAGATGCTTTTTCATAGCCTCCCACTCTTCTCCTGACTTGCCCTCCAGCTTGTCCAATCTCTTCCCTTGGGCTTTTTGCTCTTCTATCATTCTTTTCATGTTCAAAGCCAGCTCTCGCACTGTCAAAACCAAATCTTGGATTGTTTTATTTTGTTCTTCCAAATCGTTAATACGGTGCTTTAAAGAACGTATTTCATGATCATGAGCCGTCAATGTCCCTGTTATTCCCTTACCTACCATCTTTATCATTCCTCTTTTCATTTTCTTCTCCTATACTTTTATAAGCATAAATGCATTGACTTTTACATAAAGTTCCCCGCCAATGTTATAAAACTGATGGATCTGCATATTTTTGTCATAGGATACATAGACATGGCGAAAGGAAAAAAGCAAATTCAAATCCCATAAGTTGGTCAGCACATAATGAAGGCTGTCCAATTTCTCCATCCCTGCATAGGCGTTGGAGCGTATTTTATCAATGCTGAAAGTATTTCTTGCCTCTGTACGGACAGCCGCCCCATCTTCAGACAGCTTAAAGTATTTGTCAAAAGTTATCTGTCCTGTATAAGAATCGTTATAAAGATTTTGTAAGTTTTGATAGGAAAGAAGACCATACTCCTCTTCGTCAAAGGCGCTGTACACTCCCCGGCTGTAAAAAAATAAGGGGTTTTCCGAATCCAAGCTATTATATGTAGAGCTGTATACTTGTAAGAGCTCTTTATTCCCCTTTAAAGTAATGGTAAATTCATAGCTGTCTTTCTCTGCAATATTTGTGATAACTCCTGACGGCCCCATGAGAGAAGGTAATTGAAGACTGTAATTAGAAGGCAAATGTTTTGTGGCTAAATAGGCGTACAAGTATATTTTTCCTGATATTACAACAGTTGCGGCATATATTTGTAACTCTAAATCCAATTCTTGGATTTTTAAACATTGTGCAAAGTCAACACTATCTTCTACGGTATACCCTGCTTCTGTCAACGTTTCCCGAAATGCTTCTAAAAGATATACTTCCAGCTTACTTCGTTTGTATCCACTGCTTATGGATGCTCCGTTTATAATGGTAAGAGAACCTACAGATTCATCATAAGCAGCTGCCTCTGTATAAATTTGAGCATCCTCCCCACGAAATGTTTTTTTATAATACATTTTCCACTTTCCCTCCTTCTAAAAAGGTTTGTGTTCTCCTGTTCCTCCCCAACAGCTGAGCGCATGGTAAGAAACTGCTGATGGACTTAGAATGAATCACACCGTTCCCATCGTGATATCCCTTTGGTATGGCATAAGTTCCTCCAAAAGACAGTTCTATTTGGATAGAACCATTGTTTGCCATAGCCCCTAATTTCTTTGTGTCCGGGTCATTGCTGTAAAAGCTTTGTCCTTCTAATACGTATTCAGGAACAGCGTTTCCCGTTAATTCCTTTTTAGGAACCGTGATCTGCCCACTTCCATTGTGGTAACCTTCGGGAATCGTATAGGTGTTTCCGTCACGCAGTTCTACCTGAAGGTTTCCCTGATTTCTCATAGACCCTGTTTGTTTTGTGTCCGGATCATCCTTGTAGAAAGTCTCCCCTTCTAACACATGTTCCGGGAGGGCGGTTCCTGTCAATTCTACAGGTAAAGAGCCTCCCTGAAGACGGTTTATGACGTCCAAAGCTTCCTCGGTCTCATAAAGAGTCTGGGAGACTGCTGTGGAAAAATGGGAAATTCGCTCTTCCAAATCATTCATGTTTTGAGCATCAAAAGAATGCCCTGTCCGCATAATGCGCCCTTCCGCTTTTACTACGTCATATATAGCGGATGTTTGTGTGTTTATATCCATTAATTCCCGTCTGCCGGGATGTTCTGCTATCAGATTAGTCAATTCTTTTTTTTCAAAGGTTGGCATTGTTGTGTATACCCCCCTCTTCCTTAGGTAGATTATCTAATAAAGGGCCTATATTATCATACCATTCCATAGCGTCCTTTGCATAAGTCATAAAATAACCACGGGCTATTGATCCATTTGAAAAATTATTTTTGTCGCCATGTAATCCTACATGAAGCCAATCATATCCTACATGAAAACTCATCGCCCATGAATCAGTATGCTTGTAAAAGGTATGTGAAATTGGCCATGGCATGAACTTGTCGCCTAGTTTATCAAGCCATTCTTGGCCTTCTAACCCTATATCATAGTAATTTTTTTGGGGCACAATAGTAAGATGCCCCTCTAACAGGCACAGGAGCAAAAAGCCAAATCTTTGCATTTGTAGAACTACATACATATCTTCGGTTCTTATATATATATGATGCCGTTCTGTTTTTATAAGAGAAAGAAATAAACTTTTTATGGTATCTATTCCCTTATAGATATCCCCTCGGCTCTGCTCTAGAACAGTAATTCTTTCATCATGCGTGACATGGCCGTCCTCCAAGATTTCTACCCTTCTAGTAAGATCTGCCAAACTGTCCGGATTAATAAGAATAGATACATGAGCGGCATTCGCCACGGCAACAATGAGGTTAAAAGTTAAGCTTGATGTACTCATACCATTCCATTCAGGAAGCCATTCGGCTTTCTTTGCCGTGGTGACAGAATATAAAATTTCTCCCTCATCCGGATCTTGTGCATATAGTCCGATTACTTCTACATAATACCCTTTTTCTAAAGAAGCATTTTCAAATAACGCTTCTATTCTAACCGCTGTTGCGTTGATAGGTTTTATGGATAACAAATCAACCGACTGTTGTACGCCATCCAATTCGATAATCTCTGTTAAATCTACATCCAGACCGATTCTGTTTTCTGAGGATGCTGCTCTTGTAAACTGGCAAGGAACCCCTGCCAATGTTTTCGTCATTAAAGCAATCCCCTTTTTTGTTATGACCGAACGATTATAATCTCCCATTTTATACCCTCCTCTCTTAATGTCTTTTACTGAAACACTGCCGTAATCCGGTTTATTCTAAATTCCCTCAACGCTAGCTGCGGAGTGTTATCTTCTCCACGATTCTCAAAGGTAAATTGTATAGGCAGTAAAGTATCTGTTCTATTTGATAAGTCCATAATTTTCGCTGACCATCTCAGATCAAACGTTCCCGCTGTAATCCAAATATCAAAATTGGCAAAATTTTTCCACTTTTCCCAAAGTCCAATAGAAAAGGTTACGGATGCTCCTACATGAGGACTGGGTCCCCCTGTTAAATTCACGGCAATCATCTCTACTGTTTGGAGGGATGAGATGGGACTCCCCATACAATTGCTATCTAGATGAACATGCCCAATCACTTCTGTTTTCGTTTTTCCATCAATAACCGTATCCTCCACAAAACTTCTGTTTTGCAAGTGGTACCATTTTAAACTTCCTGAACCTCCTTCTCCTCCTCGGACAACACTGTTTCCGCTATGATAACCTTTTGGTATTGTATAGATCTCCCCAGTTGTTAACGTTCGGTCAATGTCTCCATTTATTACCATTGTCCCCGTCTCCTGTCTGTTTGGGTCATCGCTATAAAAGGTTGCCCCCTCAAGTACCTGCCCTGGGATAGCTGTACCATCCAAGACAACAGGAGGGGCGCTAGTGTCAATCTCCCGTATTTTATCCCCATAATGAGCTAATTCTACTTGAGAGGATACGGGTACACCTTTTTCTATAATCGCTTTTTGAATATCATTCACTGCATGACTTGTATAAACTAGTTTTTCTAACAATCCCATCTCAAACAACCTTTCTGTTGATGTCGTTTAATAAACGACTGCATTTTTGCATTATATCTTCCATTTCATAAGCATATCGTTTTATTCTATACTCTAAATCGTTAAAAGTTTCTGAATAACAGGGTATCCCCTCTTGCGTTACGATACCTTCTGCCGCTCTACGTACATCCACCCTTTTTTTCTCCCCTGTTTGGATGTCCGTCAATTCTCTTCGTCCGGGATATTGCACTTCCGTGTCTATCCATTGTTTATCCTGAAATAGATTCATCATATCACCCCTATTTGGTCGCCTGTAGCTATTTCCATTCCTGTATACCCTAATATACTTGGCAATCCAGATTCAGGGGAAAGACTGTGTACTACTTCTTTTGTATGTGTTCCACAATAATACAAATGGGTATCTGTATTTAAAGGAAGGTTATTATCATATTTGAGTGCAATGTTACATGGCAACATCTGGATCAGGGTTCGTAAAACTTCATCCATACTATTTTTTTCTCTTGTGTGAGACACAAGAGTCAAAACAAGCTGTTCTAGAGACAACTCATAAGTGTTCCTTCCTAGTAAAAAATTCAACTTTTTTACCAAGACCCCATAGGTGATCGGTGTTCTATCCTGCAATCGGTTTAAGATTCTTTTTTTTCTAAAATCTAGGGTATCTTCTTCAGGATTGTATTGGATTTGCAGAGCTCTTTCCCAGATTTCAATGCCTAATTCGTCCGAAGTTAAAATGTATTGGTCTTTTTCTACTCGTTCTGTCTCCCTGTCCAAGATCGTAAAGGCTTTGTTTTCTGCCTGGGCAAGACCTTCCATCTCCAAAACCTTTTCATAAATATGATGGTAATATTTTCTTAAATCAGTGTTCATCAATTCTTACCTCCCCTAAAATAGGAATACTCTGCCTGCCAGGAGTTTGGGGAATAGAAAGATCCCCCTTTTCCCCGTTCATTTCTACATCCCTTACATTGACAATCCCTGATACCCTCAAGATAGAAGCAACGACTTTTGCCTGGTAAAGGTCGCATCGGTATCGGTTGTAATCATCCCCCTCTCCCCAAGAATGCCTTACTTCCTCTATATATTGTCTACATACTTTCTCCACTTCCTTTCTTACTGTCTCTAAAGTCGTATCGGATGTAAGCTGTACCTTACAGTGTATGTTTATTTCCAAGGCTTCTGGAGTTACAACGGTTACTTTATGTCCAATGGGGGCAATCCCCAGCCCATCCCCTCTGTCTCCTTCTAAGTTTTCCGGATCCAGCTGGGATTGGACGCTCCTTATAAATTCTTCTGATACAGGCTGGTATTGGGGATCTACAATACTTACAAGTACTGTTCCTGCTCCTCGAAAGGCCGGATAAATCTGTTGATCTCCTACTCCGGGAATTTCTTGTAAATATAAACGGTATTGGGCAATGTTCCCCCAAAAGGGGCGAAAATGTAAGGACTCAAAATATCGCTCTCGAAAGTCCTGATCACTTTCCACATCTCTCCCTGGAACGATGACCGTACTCATAACCCCTGACCCCAACCCTGTGACATAGGTGACAGGGAGTAAATCTCCCAAATATTCATTCCCCTTGCTTCCCTTTTCTTCACAAGTGAGTAAATAGGCTCCTTTTACTTCTTCCCCTTGCTTGTCTACATAGGGCTGTGATACACTGTAAACAATCCCTTCTCCTGTCTCAGATATTGTAGAAAACCTAGTCCCCATTTCTACTTTTAATGGCTCTCCCTTGGACGTAGAAAAGTCTCCTCTACGTACAGCCGCTGTGTCCAAATATCTTGTCAGCCCTTGTTCTGCTGCCCTTAAATCTAAAAACTCCCCTACAGCTGTCTCTGCGTACGTCTGCTGCAGCACCATCCTCAATCGATAGTAATAAAAAGAAAGTTCATAAGCAGCAGGCATAATGGCATCAAATATAATGGAACCTTCCCTTTTGTCTATATCATCAGGAACATGCTCTAAAATACTTTCTTTTAAATATTCATATGTATATTCCTCCAAAAAATTTCCAATTGTGCCGGCGCTCATCCAATCCTCACCTCCTCCCAAATCCTTTTCCTTCCATAAATGGATGTTACCCTGCATCCTACTTGCAAAATGTCATCCCCTACCTGTTCTATAGAAAAATTGTCCACGAAAAGGGTTCGATCGTCATAAAGCAAGGCTTCTGAAATTCTTCTTGCAATGTCTCCTTTCACATAATTCCTATCCTTTCCTATTAATTCCTCAAATCGTCTCCCATATTGATAAGAGTAAAGGACAGTACATCCTGCTTCTGTCAACATGATTTTTTTCACTGCCTGATAATACGCCTTAAAATCATCTACTGTACCTCGCCTTTGAATTCTTTTTCCCTCCATGTCAAAATAATAAGACATGGAGCTATAGGAAATACTATTTAATTCTTCCTCTGGTTTTAAAGCTTCATACTCTTCTGATATGATCGGTACCATTTTCTTCCTCCCTCTCCAGCACATAATAAAGCTGCCCGCTGCTCACCCGAAGCATCCGCACTTTCTCTCCTCTCTGTAAATCATCCCACAGTATCATCTCCCCCAAAGGAAGAGTGACCTTTCTATCCACCTTAATAGAGCAATCCTGCTCCTCCCCTTCTTCATCTTGATATGTGATGTCCGCCGACTCCACTACATCTAAAATCAGATTTATTATAGTGTTTTCAAAGGAACTTAGATCCAATGCTTTTCTCTTACATAAGGCGGATAATAATAGAAACCTTTCATCCAATACAAATTTGTTGTCCACCTTAATTTTCAGAGGATCTGTGGAAATCACCTCCCCTGGGATAA